GAGGACAGGGAAGAAGTAGACGAGGACGGTAATCCTCTGTATGTCCAAGTTCTCGGTGAGGTAGACGGTGAGCCTGCTATGGTTGACTCCGAGGAAAGGCTAGTGACTAAGGGTCTAAAGTCTCAGTTCATCTCCCAGGCCAAGGCAGCAGCAAACAGCCAGCTATCACAGACAGACTGGTATGTAATCCGCAAAGCAGAGCGTGGCGTAGAGATTCCAGAAGAAGTGGTAGAGGCTAGGGCTAAGATCGTTGCGGATACGGAAGACAAAGAGGCTGCTATTCGTGCTGCTACAACTGTAGAAGAACTTATGCAGGTTGTGTAGTGCGGCTTCCTCTGGTTGCTCTTAGGCTCTCCGCAGCAGCTTTAGTCGGGATTGCGGGATGGGAAGGGTATAAGTCTGTAGCCTACATTCCCGTCCCTGGTGACGTTCCTACCATCGGGTTTGGTACTACCAAGGGCGTGAAGATGGGAGACAGCATAGACCCTGTAACGGCCCTGCAAAGAAAGATTCGGGATGTAGAGGTGTTCGAGGGTGCGGTCAAGCAGTGTGTAAAAGTTCCCCTAGCTCAACACGAATACGATGCGTATCTTTCCCTGGCCTACAACATTGGGTCTGGAGCGTTCTGCAAAAGCACTCTTGTCCGCAAGCTAAATGCCCAGGATTACGAGGGTGCTTGTAGAGAAATCTTAAGATGGGATCGCTTCCAGGGGAAACCTCTTGCGGGGCTGACAAACAGACGACAGGCAGAGTTTAAGCAATGTATGGGAAGCTGATAGTGGTCGGGATAGCGTTTGCTGCGGGTTGGCAAGTAAACTCCTGGCGGCTAGAATCTAGGTATCAGCAAGAGAAGTTAGATATACTCATACAAGCTAAAAAGGATCAGGAACGGTTAGAGAGACAGGCGGCGGAGATTGAGCGTGCTAAAGACAAGCAGATTCGTGCTATTAACAGTAGGCTCAGTTCTACTATTGAGCAGTTGCGCCAGCGCCCCGAAAGGTTGCCCGAGCCTGCCCCCGCTTGTGAAGGAACCACTGGGGCCGAGCTTTCAAGACCAGATGCAGAATTTCTTGCAAGGGAAGCTGCCCGAGCAGACAGACTCAGGCAAGCCCTAGCAGCGTGTTATCAACTTTATGACGAGGTAAGAAATGGCGCACCATGAACTAGACACCGCAAAAACAGTCGCAGATGTTGCTGCGGTTGCGACTACGGTGGGAACCCTCGCTCAAGTATTGCCTTCCATTGCTGCGTTGTTTACGATTGTCTGGACAGGTTTCCGCATATACGAAACAGATACCGTCCAAGGATGGCTCGGTAAAAAGCCACCCCAGGAACAGGACTAAAACGGCAGGTCGTCATCCAGTCCGTCTAGCGCACTTTTCTGCGGCTTAACTGGCGCATTTCCTACACTTTCCCGCGGCTGGAAGACTAAGCTGTAGAACTTCCCTGTGCCATCTTTCCTCTCCTTCAGCCAGCCAGAAATCTTATACTCCACACCGTCAATTTCGCAGTTTCCGCGAATGTCTGGGTGCTTATCCTCGGTTTTCTTATCATTTTTGCTAATTATTCCCCGCATATTGTTATCGTAACTCATTCGGTCATTTCCCTTCTGGTTATTGTTTCAAACAAACCATCTACCTCCGCAAGAAACTTCTCCGCTTCGGCCTCTATTTCTGCTATTTCCCCAGCAGTGGGGTAAAAACGCCTTACAAGCAGTTGTTGCGGTTCTGGCATACGAGGGTCATAGGAAACGAAATCAACCCAGCCACGACCCGTTACGGCGGCTTGCAGGGTCATCTGCGCCCGATGTTCCTCTGGTATGCCTCCGTCCAGAATCCAGCCGACATGGGTTGCGGTATTTGGGCATTTAATCTCTATTAGCCCGTCATCTACAAACCCGTCCGGTGATGCGCCGCAAAACTCTATGCGCGGGTGGTCTATAAACCCAACATCGGTGATGATGCGTCCGGTCTTGGCCTCATACGCTGCCTTGGCCTCGGGTTCCTTCTCTATTCCCCATTGCATCGCGGTACTGACAAACTTATCCAGGATGTCGCCAGTCATCCTCTCGCAGAGAATTTCGATCTTGAGATTCTTTCGCTCCGCGCTATCCTCCCCGTTTTTAAGACGCTTGACCGCAGACCGCATACGCGAGGCAGTCAACTTCCCTGTTCGGGCGTTAAACCACTCCCCCGTGCCTTGTAAACTGTTTTCTTGCCTAGTCATTCTCTTTCTCCTCATCGAACCCACAAGTGTTCCATCTTTGGTTTAGCACCGGCCTGTATCAACTCTTCACGCGAGTAAACTTTGTTGTTGTATTTCTTTGGTGGCAAAGTGCTGAGAAGATTAGGCTCCCAGAATCCAGGCCCAACCCATCCAGGCTTCTTACCGAAACGTGGAACAAAAAGAACTTCTAAATAACCGTCGGTGTATTTCACCGTTGCGGTGAAACACTCTACGTTATCTTTTCCCATACGCTGTAAGTCAGCCATAATCACCTCACAAATTGTTTGTTGGCCCACATATTCACACAGACTTGCTCCAAATCCATGCTCGGTGGGTTTGTTTTTAGAGCATCTCTTAACCCCATGTTGTATGCCTCTATAACATCTCGTGGCATATCCACCGCAGGCGAGGTTGCCTGCATCTTGTTTATGCTTATGGCAATCAAGGTGGTTAGGGTTATCCCCACAACTAAGCCCAAAGCCCACTGTTTGTTTCCCTCACTCATAGTTATCGCTCCTCGAAATGGGCAGTCTCGCCCTTGTTCGCAATTCCCATCGCAGCAGGTTTTCATAGCATCTCCGGCAGAAAGTTAAGGAGAAGAAAGAGAGCCGCAAGAAAGATTGCGACACCAGCACCGTCCCAGTATTCGTTCATGCTGCCTCCAATTTCTTAAGTGTTTTGTGTACCTCAGTCAAACAACCAGACCAGGCTTCTGAGTTGCCGCGCTGGTATGCATAATAAAGTTCGCTGGCAATCCAGTCTGCAAGGTGCTGGCTATCACTGCCAATCATCTTGTCAACGTAGGCTTTCACTTCTTCGCGGTTTGAGTAGTTCATATCGTCTCCTTTCGTCTGTAGTACATCGCCTTCCACTCTTCCATCGGCATACTTTCCTCTTTCTTCCAGGCCCAGTCAGACAAATAGTCTGCCTCTTGTTGAATTGCGGTACACAACTCACGGATTCGCTTTGTGTCGAGGTTCAGGCTTGAGCGCGTCTGTTCCTCGATCTGCCCGAGGATGTGCCGCATATTGTTAACGATTTCTCCCTGGTTCATTTGACTCTCTCCTTGGCTTGATCTTTTAGGTCTTCGGCAATCTTCTTGTCTTCCGCACTCAGGTTGCCCCACAATGCTTGCAGGCTTGCCATGCTATCCACAGCCCTAAATGCAACCTCTAAAGCCCCGCGTTTTGGATGAGTCTGTTGCAGCTTTGGAGGTGCTTTGGTAGCTGCATTGCCATCGTCATCTTCCCCGCAAACCCCAAACGCTGCCGACAAAGAGTAGCGCCGAGCGTAGGTGAGAGCAGAGCCAAAGCCTTGCGCGTCACGCTTGGATACCGGAACCGCGACGATTCCTGTAGACATTGTTTCGCCGGACTCATGGATGATGACTGTTTCTATCGCCGCGTGATCTGCAATGTTGTGGCTGATCTGTGAGAACCACAAACCGTTAGGCTGTAGGGCTGGTTTTATGACCTCGACCACAGAGGCCAGGTCAGCGTACCAACTCTTAAAGTGCGGGTTCTGCTTGTCTTTCTTTGCGGACTCAATCACGGCAAATGCTTTTGCCATCGCTTTAGCGAGGCTTGCGATTTCTGAACTCATTCTTTCTCTCCCATGCTAGTTTGATTGCTGTCTTGAGGCTGTGTCCGCACCTGCGGTAATAGCCCACCATTCGCAAGAAATTCCTCATACTCTTGCTCCTCTAGTTGCTGTTGGTAGTGAAGGTATTGCAGGTCTTCCATGACTTTCTCCTTTTTCATCCGGTCTGGAGACATCGACCGTGAGAGAAATATAACAGTCTTTTTGGGAGATGTCAAACAGTATCGGTCAAACTTTCTTAACTATTGGGGTTGTATTGGTAAGTCTATGATTTGCAATCATTTTGTGATAGGTTCGCCTTGTGAAGATAACTCGCGCCGCTTGCGTGGCAAGTTATGAGTTCCTATTAAGCCTGCCACCGATAAAAGCCTGGAAGCTCCCACCTTCGCAAGAGGTAGAGTTTCGCGTCCGTGCTTGGACTAGCCATTTCGGTGAGTACGACGAGCGCGGCATCATCACAATATCCACCGCAAAGCACGGGCATCTGGATACCCTGCTGCGGACGATGGCGCACGAAATGATCCACCAAAAACTCCATCTCTCTAACTACCCAGACTGGGATCAGCACGACGAGCGATTCCTCGAGCTGGCTCATGCGGTGGCTAAAGAACTGGGGTTCGACCCAAAGGAGTTGTAATGAAAGCCAAGTGTACCGATCAGGAATTTATCCAACTGTTCCGCGAAACAGGCAGTCCGGCACGGGTTGCGGAAATACTGGATTGCTCGGAAAAGGTGGTCTACAACCGCCGCCGCAGGCTGGAACACCGACTAGGCATCACACTAGAGAGTTATGCGGCAAAACAGAACAGCGTTGTTGTTTCATATGTTCGGAAAAATGAAATAAGTTACGAGGCAAAGAAACAGACGATCCTCGTGGCCTCAGACGCACACTACTGGCCTGGAGAGGCTACTACAGCACACAAAGCCTTTATCAAGTTGTGCAAGCAGCTCAAGCCTCACGCGGTAGTCTTAAACGGGGATGTTTTCGATGGGGCTAGAGTAAGCCGCCACGACCCTCTTTACAAAAACGACACGCCCACGGTTCGACAGGAACTTGAGGTTTGTCAGGACAGACTCGGAGAGATCGAGAAGGCCGCACACAATGCGACTTTATTCTGGCTGTATGGCAACCACGACACCAGGCTGTGGCGTTATATGAAGATAAATGCCCCAGAGGTTGAAGGGGCTTTTGGTGCAGACTTGTTCGACTACTTCCCAGGCTGGCATCTCGGATATGTGATGCACGTAAATGGCAACACTGTTATCAAGCACAGGTGGCATAACGGCATTCACGCGACTTGGAACAATGTTTTGAAATCAGGGCGAAATATTGTGACCGGACACCTACATAAGTTGCAGGTTACGCCTTTTGGGGATTACAACGGGAGAAGGTATGGGGTAGATACCGGAACGCTTGCGGAGCCTTATGGCGAGCAGTTTGCCTACCTTGAGGGCAACCCTGTTCCCTGGGCAAGTGGGTTTGCGGTGCTGACGTTCGACGAGGATGGAATGTTACTACCGCCAGAATTGGTAGAGGTAATCGGCGAAACGGCCTATTTCCGAGGCAAACCTGTTTAGTTAAACTATTTTTTGTGTTATAATTTTTTTTGCGCTGTGGCGGCGCATAGCTGGGCAGATAGCCAGTCCCTTTCGGGCTGTCCCTTATCTGACCGAATCTTAAACCCGTCAGGGTGCTGACCAGCCGGAATGCCACCGGATAGGGGATAGCGCCGAAGGAGATTGGCTTGCACTACTATCAGTTCAACATTGGCGACTATCGCAGGGATGCTCAACATCTTGGGTTGCTTGAGCATGGAATCTATCGTCAACTTATAGACACCTACTACCTCAACGGTGGCCCACTAAAGTCGGATCACGACCAGCTTATGCGAACGCATTGCGTTCGGACTGCGGAAGAAAAGCGGGCGTATGAAAATGTGATTAAAGACTTCTTCGAGCAGGATGGTGGCTTACTTATCCACAGGGGATGTGACAAGGTTATTGCGGCATTTCGCAAGAAGTCTAAGAGTGCAACAGACTCCGCAAACGCCAGATGGAGCCAATCCCATGCGAACGCATTGCAAACGCAATCCGAAGGCAATGCTAACCATAAACCAAGAACCATAAACCAAGAACCAATAAAAGACATTACGCGCCTAAAGGCGGTTAGTTGTCCACAGGGGATTCCTGAAGACTTGTGGAAAGACTTTTGCCAGCACAGAAAGTCTGTGAGAGCAGCAATAACCCAGACCGCAATTGATGGCATATACCGAGAAGCAAAAAAGGCTGGGTGGTCTTTAGAGGCTACTTTGCGGGAATGTGTGCTGCGAGGTTGGCGAGGGTTTAAGGCTGAGTGGGTAAAAGACAAACAGTCTGATAAGGCTCTATCGTTTGCGGAGAAAGACGAACTTGCTAAACGCAAGCGGTGGGAAGAAATGACGGGTCGCAAGTGGCCCGAGCCTGGTCAAAAATCGGAAAGGTTGAAGATACTATGAACTTGAAGGCTATAGACGCTTTGTGGAACAAATTGCTTGTGGTCTACGGTTCCGAATGGGACAAAAAGTTTTCCGGTATGCCGCTAGACGAGGTAAAGGGAGCCTGGGCTGATGAGTTGCGCGGATTTACGATTGACCAGATCAAATACGCGCTTACGATTTTGCCGGAACGCGCACCAAATCTTATACAGTTCAAGGATCTTTGCTCGAGGTCTCCCAAGTATTTCGAGCAACAACAGTTAACCTATAGACCACAACCGAACTCAGAGAAGATAGCCGCGTTTAGAAAAGTTTTCGCGGAGAAAATATGACAGAGACTGTTGCATCTTCCTGCCCAGACTGTTATAGTCGGTCTGAGGGCTTTCCTGGAATCTTTGACATCAGGTGTGCGGAGTGTAGGACAGCTCTTGCAATGTCTGAATCCTGCAAGTTA